ATTATTAGTCACCCCCGGGTTTGCGATGATGTGTGATTTAGAACCCTTCCAGACCGTTAAATTAAATCTTTTTCGCAGCCCTATAGACTGGCACGTCCGGAAACGTGGTTTTACGGTTTTTATCGGTCCATCGGTTCGTACTTACACAACAGCCTAGCTTACAATTTCAAAAACGTCGGGATCGACTTCCATGACGTTCGTCAGATACGAGTCAACAGCTCCAGTCACGCCCTGCCACACAATGCGACCCTCATTAGTGCGAGTCACATTCTGTGCTATGTCAACAAGAGCGCGGACAACCCCGGCATTGGCAGTCTGTGCCGTAAACGAGTCGACAGAGGTGGCATTGACAAGGCCAGAAAGCCCGTTAATACCAGTTATCCCCCCGCCGGAATGTTTGGCAACAGCCTCCAACAAATATCTTCCGGGTTGTTTGAAGTACAATCCATCGTCTACAGCTCGTAGGAGGTGCTCCTTCACTCCATCAAAAATCACCTGGCCAGTGGAAGTAGTTGTGTCAGAGAACGGTTTCGCAATTGTTGAAGGATTTGACGTTTTCGCTTCAACCTCCATCGGATCGAGATCGGGTGATTGAGGTGTTTCGAGTCGAATGGTGTATTCACACCAGAACTCTCCAACCTGCAAGTTCGCCGTCGCATTCGCGATAATGGTCAAAGAACACACGTCGTGGTCCTTGTAGTCACTACTAACGTCTTTGTGTCGGGTGTAGTATGTCTTCCGCTTATCCAGATTCTTCTTGGTGCATCTACAGGAAAACGTCTTCCAGATGGGCGCCCGGACAGTGTCCTGGTACTGCATCAAGTCCTGTTTCCCCATATATTGTTGGTCGTCGTCCGCATCATAGTCCGGAATGATCGCAATCGCTCCATTGTTGCTGGCCCCGCAGTTGCTAACATAAGTGAACCGCAAATCTAGAAACTTGTAGGTCTCAAAGTTATTGGCCACTGATGACAACCACGGAAACACAGTCATCAATCCTGGATTGATTCGTATTGTGGACCTATAGTTTCCCGTCGAGTCCATAACAATGTCCGAAATGTACTCGCGATGCTTGATAACCATGTTGCGCATGGCCCCAGTATTCGTGAGCACAGTCGACTGAGTGAGTGGTGCACTGACATTCTTCTTTGGATTTTTCCTTCTCTTCTGTCTCTTTCGTCTTTTCCTACCTTTCGGCATCACAGAAATCGTCTTCGTCTTATCTTATAAATTCGGCTGCCGCGTAAGCACTAGTTCTAGGCTCACAAGCCATTTTTTCTCAGAATTTCAACCTCCTCCGATCGATACACGCACATCAAACCCCACTTTGCTAGAGCACGGCTCAGTGTGGTAGCATAAGTGAACTCATGGGTGATGTTCAGCCCGGTCTTCTGTTCAAAGTAAGCCCACGTGAGAGAGTCAGCCTCCTTGATCTTCCCTTTCCACTGGTCTCGGAAATAATGTATCCTCTTCATGGGTCCATCGCGTCCAATGTAGTCCAGGAGAGTGTTGACATAAACTCGCAAGAATGGGACGTGGTTCGCAGTCGGTAGCGCGGAAATCAGATTTGATCGCAAAATAGCAATCCGATCCTTTTCCTTCCAAGGGTGCCCTCTCGCCAGAATGACACACGCCTTGCAAATATTCCTTCCCGGCTTCTTCCCAAATCGCAGTCCCCACATCGTCGGATACGCAATCATGTTCAAGAAGTCCATGTCTAACGGATTCGCCGAAAATCCACCAGTCAGCTTGAACCCCATTTGAGAAGCGGCACTCAGCATCGCCTCAAACAGTTTCCTCGCGTCCGTAAGTGGATATCGTCGCCCATCCATGGTTGTGAGATTGTCATCCCCCATCAGAATGCACTTGATCCATTTCGAGAACAAGGCAATTTGCATTTCTTTGATGGGCCCTTGAATTCTTCCCCACCAAAGCAGCATATCTTCGTGAATCTCCTTCAGAGTAGCCAACGGGTATCGCTTCCTTACAAAGAAGAGAAACACACTCATCAGCCAAACTATCCCGTTGATCCACGAGTTCAAAATAGAGGTGAAATTACTCCCCGACTTCCTGGTCGTCACGATCACGTACTCAAAGATGTTCTTGTACCTCCCCTTCGTCCGGTAATACATATTTTTGATCTTCTCCCAGTGCGGCACGACTCTGTCAGCCCCCAGGGATTCAAGAAAATCGATCTCGAATCGGAAACACTCCTTCCCCTGGGTCAGGTCAAACTTCGAATAATCAATCCAAACATAAACTGGTTCTTCGTGAAAATTTATCCAATCGTCAAGGTCAACAGTGGTGAGACCCCCAGCATAGCAGATGTAGTTGTCGGTATCCCATTCCTTCGCAACCATCTTTGACATAGCTCTAGCAAATGGTCCCTCACACACTTTCGTCCACTTGTCAATTCCGGAGATCAAACGCGGTCGTTGCGGCTCAAACTCTTCCATTGAAATAAGTAATTCATTTTCCCGTTTTACGAAAGCTTCCACAAAAGGTGTGAACTCTCTTCCGTCCATGATTTCCTTCATCGCACGAGAATTGGTTCTCTGCTTATTCGGGGGAAAGTGCTTATTCCAATCGTCGAAAAGGGCGGTCCAACCCTCAGGCAATACATCCAAATCCGACTCTTCCAATCTCGGTTCTAAGATCGGGCTGCCCTCAAAAAACTCAAGTGCAGAACGGACGTAGGAGACAATCCAGGATAGGGCCCAAGGAAATATAGCCACGGGTACTTTCAACAAAACCCTAGCTTTGATCGCTATTTCCATATTCCTTTCATTGCTCTTGTACACAGTGGGAATCGATGCTGTACAGACCGGTGCAATGACTTGTCCTCCAACGTAAGGTCTAACTTTCGGCGTGAAATCAGATTTTTGACGAAATTTAGCGCCCTTTGAAAACTCAACTTTCGATATGTCATACTTCGATGTAATCGGTGGTATAAGATACGTCTTGTCAAGTTTCCCAGGTTTCGCGTAAATCGCGCTCCTCATCTTTACGGCTTCGGTTAGATCTCCCTTCTTCGCCCGTCGAGTCAGATAGATGATCGATAAGAAAAATAGTAGGAATGTGACAACAGGTGGGGTATAGGCAACTGCAAGTCCAACAAGCGGCATCGCACCAACAGTTCTCGCCTTGAGCGACAGTTTCGCGGCTCGACTACCCAAGATAACAAAAGCTGCAAGCGGAATCGATAGCCACGGAGTGAGGGCGGTCAAAATAACTGCCACCACTGCAGCAACCATTCCTGTCTTCGCGTACGAGGTAATCCAAACATGCAACCACAGCATCACAGGTCTCAACCAAGATACAGCATAGACATCATGCGCGGCGTTCAAAAAGTTGACGAACCTTGTGTTCCTCGACTGTTCAATCACCTGGAAGGCATAATTCAATTCGAGATCTCGCATCAATCGCGCCAGCACGGCCGGGAAGACTAGGTCCTCCTCGTCCTGCCTGTAGGTACCATCCTTGTATCTCCGAGTTGAATAATACTCCTTCTTGACCATGATATCCGCATGACTGATCTTTCCTTTCCGTAAGCACGACAACATCTTATCGTACAACAGTTTGTTGATCTTCACATACTTGGCTTCGGGATATTCAGTCACCTTCTTGTCCTCGTTCTTGACCATCGCGGCTTCGCTATCATCGGATTCGGGATCAGGATCTTCCTTCTTGATCACTTCTTCGGTCTCCTGTATATTTGTCACAACATACACATCTCCCTTATACGTTACGTATTTGTGCTTTCCAATCTCCTCAAAATTTTCACTAGACAAAGGATTAAAATCGTGTTCCACGAGTTTGGATACAAATCCAGCTGCGGCCTCATCCTCCAACCCACATTCATCTAGATCGAACACCTGTATCGTCGAAACAGCCGTGTACGGTCCAAACTCTCGTGTGTTGATAGCCAAATACTTCGTAGGATGATTCCTCAGTCGGACTCCATCGTACTCAAGAAAAAACGGCAAATTGTGGACGTACGGTTGAGAATTTCCAGCTGCCCGGAAATGAACTTTCCGTCCATGTGTCTCGTATTCGAACTCGGAATGACTTTCTCGCCAGGAAAACTTCCCATTCAGCTCCGGAAACGTGTGGTGAATACTCAGCAACACACCTGCTTTGGACTTCATGATCAACTCAGCTAACTGATCCGGGGTAAAGTAGTAGGCGGAATGGCAGCAGAGAATGACATCATAGATACCACCCTCCACGTCGTTCGCGTCACTAAAACTCCAAGACCAGCCCTTCAGTGGTTCATTCAGCGGGGTCCTTCGCAGCCTTCGTTTCATCTCCAATTCTATTCGAGACTTCGCCATCGTGTACGGATCATACCTCAATTGGGATGAGTGTGAATTGGGGAAAAATTTCTGAATGCCTGCGGTGTATCCTATGTCGAGCACGCGGCACACTCCGACAATTTTTAAAGAGTCAACCAGTTTTCGGCAATTCAGTAATCCAACATACTTCATGGTTTGAAGATACGGGTGTGGGTGAGCAGCCAACCCCCTCAATTCAGCCCTCCAATCAAAGCAGAGTCGATGTGACTCACAAATCGCAGAGAACTCCTCCACATTGGCAGTGGGGATTTGTACGACAATATCCTCCAGTCTGTTCTTCTTCTTCTTCGTATTCTTCGGATTCGTCTTCGCATTTTTCGTATTCGTCTTCGCATCTCTCTTTTTCGCGTCGGTATCGTTCCATTTTGTCGAGACGGCGCCCGACGACCCAGAAGGTAATGCCTCCCCAGGTCCGCTTTGTGATAAAAAATGCTTATTCTGAGAGGGATAGTTTGGGTTGTAGTGACTCCAAAATCTACCCCCGCGACGTCCTGCAGCGCCTCGGCCTCTGAAGAACGTGCGACCTCGGTACGGTCGTCTTGTTTTTCGTTCGTGTCGGTGTTGTGCCGACGGATATGGGTACTTTTTCGGCTTCAGAAACTTCGTCCTACGAGGTGGTGTCGAAGCTCGATTCGTCTGGGGTGATGGGATTCCAAGGTCCTTTCGGGTTTGTCTCGAATATTCGAGGTCCTCGCCCTCAATTTCCTCTTCTTCGTCATCTGAGTACCGGGGAAAATCCTCCGGGTCCCCCGTTCGATGATCGAATTCTTCGATATGAATCTGTTCCTCTCGGATTGAAGTGCTC